AACTCCTGCACCTGTAGAAGATATTTTAAATGTTCCTATTACTCCACCTTGTATTGTATTAGCTACTCCAGACCTAAAATAAAATAATCTATATTGGCTTTTTTCTCTAACTACTAAACTTGCAAATCTAATTTGAGATAGATAAGGCATTACTTCATCTCTGAACAATGGCATTATCTTTCTACTAATAGAACTTAATTCTATATCATCAATTCTTGCTGTTCCTGCAATAGTTCTTAAACCATCTGGTGCTAAGAAAATTAAATCTCCACCTATTTCCTGAACTGTATTACCACTTATACATCCAATGTTTTTTGTGACACCTGATACTGTAGCGGTAGCATCTAATCCAGATATTTGAAAGATACTATTTTCACAAAAAACAATTAGTTTATTTCTAAATGGTTTTATAAAAACTATCTTATCACCAACATCTATTGTCCCTGCTGATGAACCTGTAAAATCTTCTGGTTTTAATCTTGTACTATAACTTACTACTTGTGGATTATCTGAATCTCCTGCAACAATTAATCTTTCAGCAAATATTGTAGCATACTTTGATTTTTCTGGAGCAGACCTTTCTACTTCTTTAAAGTAATAAGTATATGTTCCACTTGCAACTTCTATTTTAAGATGAGCAGGTTTATTATTTCCATCTACTATAAATAATTCACCATACTGTGATTCACCTTCATATACTGCAAACTTACAATCTGATTGATTTGTTCTTGCTATTGTTGAACCACTTGCTAATTGTGCTGCAGTAGCCCCATTCTTTTTAATTACTTGACTGGATGCTGTTGCTGCATAATTACCATCAACTGTCATTGATGTATCGTTTGTAATACTTAATACATTAAAGACTTCATTATTAATTTTAATGTCATCACCTTCTGAAAATTCTGTAGTAAAACTTGTTCCACTTCCTGTTACTGTAGCTGAACCCTGAGTTACTGAAACTGTTCCTGTCTTAGCTTGATAAGTATCTTTATTAATTTGTGTCCAAGTATTACCATCTGTACTATAATAAAGATTTGAACCTTGACAAGCTACTACTCCTAATGCGTAATGAAATATACCTTCAATATTAGTATTAGTACCATCAGGTTGATTTGAACCAAACTTAGTAAATCCATTAACTCTTCTATATCCACCATGAATAGAAGATTCATAGTTTTCTAATTTTGTTGCAACACCCGGTGTTCTAAATAAAGTATGTGTAGTACCTACTAAATCTAACCCACCTTCGCAAGTTACTGATACACCTTGTTCTGCCATTAAACTACTCTTGTTCTATCGTCAATCATCCTATCTGGAAAAGGTTCAATCAATTGCTCACGCATAGTTCTTAAACCTTTTTTATATTCAGCATCAGCTAATTGAGACTGACTTATGTTATCTTTAAATTGATGTACATAGTATCTTGCTCTTGATAACAATACTGTTGTATATTGTTGAGGGAATACTACTGTATCACCATGTGCTGTTAATTCTGTTGGTTGGTTATATGCAAAGAAATAAATTTTATATTTACCATCTGGTATAGGTGATAAACCAAACTTATCATTCTTTGGACTTCTGATAATTCTTTGTGGAATACCATAAGTCTGTGCATCACTCTTATCTACTGCTTCAGATATTGCGTAATGCTTTCTCCAAAATTCTGTTGTTATAGGTCTTAAGTTTCTTATTTCATAAGGTGCTGATTTTCCTGACACACCTTCTTCAGTTAATACTGTGTTTTCATAATCTACAAAACCATAGTCAGTTGTAATGCTACTTGAACTTGCGTTAAACTTGTACCACCTAGTTCCAGAAACAGTTTCAACTGAAACATTTCCATAATAGTCATTAGATGGGTCACCGACTGCTAAAAAACTCCACTTATCTTCTGCGTTACAAATATCAAAGTATGCTCTATTAATTACATCTTTAATATATTTTTGAATTCCTTTTGCACCTGTAAAAGAAACACTTGTTAATTCAACTTCGTTTAATTCTCTAATAATAGTATTAGTCAAATCAAGATATGTACGAAATGGTGCTGCCATGAATTAATTCCTTATTAAGTGTTCTTAGTTATAGAAAGAGAGGGCGAGATTAATCGCCCCCTCAATTAGATATTAGTCTATAGTGTAGATTGCTTTAATCAAAGCATCATCTCTAAGAACTTGTCTTCCATAAACATGAAGACCTCTTACGATATCACCGAAAGTATCAGTATCTCTAAGAGTTTCAATATTAAGGATTGACTGGGCAGTTGCTGTAGATGAAATATGTCCACCTAAACATTGACCAGTAGCATTAGTAGTTGCAGGTACATTAGAAGATTTATACATTTTAAATCCTCTTATTGAACCAGATGCAACTAGACCATTTCTTACACCACCATCACCTTGATTGTAATCAGATGACATTAGTTTAGAATCAGTCCCTGCTAGTTCTTCATAGAACTCAGGTTTTGCAACGAACCATCTTCCATCTTCTGGTACTTGTGAATCATCAAGCATTCTAGCCATTCTAGCCATAATAGCTAAAGGACTAACTTCTGATGAACCATTACCCATATCAATTGGGTCTGCAGTTCCGAAAGTAGTTTGTGCTGAACCCGAACCATCACCCCCTAGAGTGTGGTCTGGAGAAGAAGCTACACCTGCAAACATTGCAGTTAGCACTTCTGAGTCCATAGTGTCTTTAAGAGTATAAGCTGCACTAGATGCACCAATTGATGCCCAGTTAACATGAGAAAGTTTTTCCTCAATGTCATCAACTATAAACTTAAAGCTGTTTGCTTTGTTAATTACAAGAGTTAGTTCTTGGTCAGTTAAGTACTGTTTAGTAGTACTTGCTGCTCTTGTATAAGCCGCAACTGTGATTGATGGCTCTTTGATGATTTTTACTGTATCACCAAAAGCTGAAATCTCACCTGCGTAGTCTGTGTTTGTGATTGCTTCGATTACAGAAGACTTTCTAAAGAAGTTTTGAATCTTCTTCGAAAATATTTCTGGTACGAAGAACTCATTTGTTTGTCCACTAGTAGTATCAAAGTTACTTAGATTACTATTAGAGGCATTTTGAAATACCGCCATGATATTCCCCTTTCCTTATTGTTAGTTTAAGTGATTAACGAGAATGTGCGGTCTAATTTTTTTAAGATGTCGGATTACCAGAACCTCTGCTTGGTCTGTTACCCATGTCATTAATGACACGACCATCAGTCATAGCTTCAGTTATAGCTTTTTCGTTCTTATCAAATTCTGACTGCGACATTGCCGCTATTTGTGAACGAGTCCAAATCTTTTTCGAACCATAGCCAACTTCTTTGGTGTTCTTAACTTTAACCATTTGAGAAGCATCAACTAAGTCGCCAGTTTCTACTTTGGATTTTGACTTGCCGGTATACTGTTTGAATAAGTCAATTGCCCTAGAAGCTAATTCCGCATTAGAATTATTACTATAAATCCAACCCTTAATTTCTTCTGGTTGACTTTCTGCCCAACTATGAAATGCATCTGACTCACGAATTTCTGTAAAGTCTGGATGTAATCTCGCTAGTTTAGCTTCAGCTTTTTCCTTGTTAATAGAAGTATTTAATTTCTTAAGACTATTAATCTCTTGTTTTAAATCCTCTGTTTCCTTGGATGCTTGAAGATGTGAGACTGATTCAACAACACCATAAACATCTGGATATTCCTTTTTAAAAGCTTCGAGTTGTTCAGCACTCTTTGGAGCTTTATACTTAGGTCTATTTGACCTAACTTCAGCTAGGAGTTCTTCTTCTCTTGCTTTAAAAGTATTTACCCGACCATCATAATGTTTCTTGAGGTCATCATATCTTTTTTTGTAGTCAACCTTGCTATAAGGTTTGTCTTCAGTTTTTTCCGGAGTATCTTCCTTTGGTTCATCTAATGACTGCATTGAGTCAACGACAACTTTAGGTCGGTCCTTCTTAACTGCTATAGAGTTAGCATCTTGAAAAGTTTCCTTTTTATTTGCTTCCTCTTTTTCATAATCTATATAATCTTTATTTTGATTATAAGGATTTGCTTCTTTTGTTTCGTTACTCTGTGGAGTAGCTTTACTTTTTAGTAAAGTGTCCGCATTACTATCTACCATTTTTAATCACCTTTCTTGGTTTGGGGTTTTACATTTAATGTAAAAGTAGCCGATATAGAGTGCCTAGGTGATTGCCCGGGTCGTTCTATATTTTGTACTTGTCAGCAGACATTAGTCCGCCTTTATACATCATGGGTTGTTCAGAATCCATTTGTTGTGAATCTTGAACTGCCATACTGTTATCATACTCATCCTCTGCAGATTTCATTTGTTTTCTAAGTTTATCTACACCAATTTGCTTAGTAGCTTTTGCTGTAAATACAAACTCACCATCTGATAACATTGCAGGGATAT